GAACGCAGCACGATCAGAAGCCAGCGACATGAAGTTCACATGGCTGTGAGCAGCCTCAATGTCGTCAATCTTAAAGGCAAAGTAGTTTGCCTGATCGACAACCAGGGTGAAATCTTCATCGTCAAGGTCTTGAGCCGTGATCTGAGTACCACGATTGTAACCTTTAACAGTGATCTCAGGCTCTTTGATGATTTTAACGCTGTCACCGAAGTTAGCGATTTCACCAAAATAATCTGAGTTAGTGATGGCCTCAACTACGGAAGCCCTACGGAAAGCGAGTTGTACCTGTTTGGAATAAATAACAGGTGAAAAATTGCCATTAGGCAGATTGCCATGACCGGCAGCACTTGGAAATGCCATTTTAATCTCCTCCTAGAGATAATGAATAAAGGGATAGTATGCCTTGTAACCACAAAGCATTACACTACGCTTACACACTACCACGAGAGGCTGACATAATTTGGTGCGTACCATCTTGAGTGCCCCCAAGACGATAACGGGCAAATCTGTTTCAGGTAATTCTGTGTCGTTGTTTTGCGCTAAATTTGTGCTGGTATCCTAAACTAGGGGCAGCGGGGACAAAAGCACCATAAGTACCTTTGTCCCGTAGTTATATCTAAACTTTTATATTTGTCAAGTGTTTATCGTGCTCCACCCGACAAATCGTAAACAAATCTACCAGATTGTATTGCAGCTACAATTTCTTCTTGCCTAGCTTCGTACTCCCTGGAAGACATCTTTTCTACTTCAGACTCTTTTAAAACACCAAGCTCACCGCCTCTTTCTGGCAGATTGCCCTTAGAAGAAATTACATTCCTTGCAGCATCTTTATCAAGATCCTTTTGTGAACGCTTTTTCTTTTCGTTAATACCTGAGTCGGCTTTGTAAAGATCAATTGCTCTAGCAGCAGAAGCAGCATCGGTTTCGTTTTCATAAAGAGCTTGCTGAACCCATTTGGGTTGTCTTTCAACCCATTCATGGAAATCATCTGTGTCCCTAATAACATCAAAGTCGGGGTGCATCCGCATTAATTCCGCTTCAGCTTTTTCTTTTGATGCTTGATATTGCATTTGATCTATTTTTTTCATTCGCTCTTCAAGCTCACTGGATTGCTCCTTGGCTTTTTTGATAGCTATTGTTTCAACGATCTTTGCAACATCTGGGTATTCCTTAGCCCACTCCTCTAATTCAGCTTCCGTTTTAGGCAACTTAATTTGTTTTTTAGTGGACTGCTCTAGCTGTGTACGCAAGTCATCAATCTGTTTTTGTAATTCAGCTTGTTGCTTTTGCGAATGTCTACGCAAATCACCATATCGTTTTTTAAAAGTAGACTCTTCAGGTGGAAGATTAGAATCATCCTCTTCTTCTGCCTGACCGGTGTTTTGCTCAACCATTTGTTTTAGTTCTTGTTCGTCTTTTGCAATCTTTTCTTCAAGTGCAGAACGAGTTGCAAAACCTTTATTTGGTTTAATCATTACAACTTCTGGTGTATTATCAACAACAGCTTCAGTCATTTACTTTCCTTTCATGGGGCATGCCGTAGCCGGTCCTTCCGGGGGATCAGGTCGCCATTACAAATAAGGGGTTATTACTTTTTAGCAGCCAGCCCCTTACTGGTCTTGCTTTTCTTATTATACACTTTTTTCTTTTTATTTACAAATCCACCAGGATTGAACCCGGCCCCGCCATCTCCTCCATCTCCATCTCCATCGCCGTCCCCACTGTCACCTCCGTCCCCTGAATCACCATCAGAAGAGCCTGCAGCACCGTTTTCACCACCATCAGAGTCTGCAGATCCAGCATCCCCGCCGCCGTCTGAACTCCCGGCATCACCAGCATCGCCAGCATCACCAGAATCACCAGAATCACCAGCATCACCAGCGTCTGCAGCATCGGAAGCGTCAGCGGCATCTGCGGTAGCAGCATCTGTATCTGCAGTAGCAGCTTCCGTTGAAGTAGCCTCAGCTTCAGAAACAGGAGCATCGACTGCAACGTCAGAGAAGTTATTTGTTACAGACATCATAGCGTCCATAGCATCTGTGTTATCCACAGCAGAAGCAGCGTTAGCGGCAGCAGCAGCTACGGAGCCGGGGGTGGCATTACTTGCCGTAGTTGCATCAACAGCAGCATCGATAGCGGCATTAACTGCTTCTTGTGAAAAATTAGCCACGGAAAGATTGTTTGCAACAGCGGCTTGATTGGTAGCAACCGCAGCTTGGTTGGCTATAGACTTACCAATAGCCACGCCAACAGGTGCAGGCACACCTACCATGTTAGCTACCGCTACGCCAACACCACGGCCCACTCCGGTAGCAGGTGCGGTAATACCACCGTGTGATCCTGCGGGACTAGCAGGTGCTGCAGTAGCAGCGGAAGGTCCACCAGAGACACCTACGTCTGCAACAGTTCCTGTCCTTCCCATTCTAGTTAGCATATCTAAGGTATCTCCGTACCTGTTAGGACCTGCCATTTGCCTAGCAGACGCTAAATAATCCTGCATTGATTTAGGTGCATTGTATTCCTGCCCAGTAGCAGGTTGATACACCGGAGGAACATAGGGCATTCCACCCTGCTGGAATTCTTGTTCCTCCATTTCACCTTCATCTTCTCTTAAAGCTTGATCAATAAAAGATTCAAACTCAACATCATCATCCATGACAGCTTCTTCAGAATTACCCATTTGGCCCATGTCTTCCATTTTTAGAAGACCTTCTTTAGCGGCTTGTCGCATTTTCATCAATCGCTCAAGACCAATATAACGGACAACATCAGCAGGAAAAACAAATTCGCCTTCACTCAAACGTGCAGGAATGTCATCACGAACTTCTTTTTTTAAAGACCCCGAAGGAACATCATTGCCTGATACAGGATCAATAGACCCCCCTTCGTCTTTCAACCCGCCTTCAGCAAACGGTACTTTTTGTTCTTTTGCCATAAGTTTTTTAGACCTTTCCTTTGCAGCAGCTACGGCTTCTTTTTCTGTGTCATGGACACTGGTTGCCTTAATTGCTCCCGCATCATACAATTTTGCCACTTGTTCTTCACTCAAACGCACACCTCTCCATATAGAAGGGGCGTTAATAAACTTACCATTTCTTATAAATGTCACAGATTTTTCTGAGACACTCTCTCCTTCTGGCGTTTTGTAGACAGGCCTACCAGCCTTTGTCATTTCACCGGTAGGTTTTCCTACTTTACTTTGTGCCATTAACCTCTTCCTTTAAATACTTAAGTTTACGCAATGCAGCTATTGAACCTTGTGCTTTAAATAATTCCTTTTCATCATTACTCTGTTCCAATGTCTTTTGATGGAACATTATATGATTATCTAAAATGTAATTAAAAGCATCCCACTTCTGCTTGCGATTAACCAAATCATTTAATGCAGAATAATAGTGTGCTTGGTCTTTAAGTATTGCCATTTACTGAACTCCTTGTGGTGGTGGTTGTGTTGGTTGCGGAGGTGCTGCAGAAAAGCCTTGTTCACCCGGAACAGGGGCAGCACCAACTCCTATATTACCACCACCAGCACCCGTCATATCTTGTACACCCGGTACGCCGGGAGCACCACCTTGTTGTTGCTGTTGTTGTGGTTGAAGTGCGCCAGACTGCTGTAACAACATAGCTTGTCGGACAACCTCAGCAGGATCATTTGTAACCTTATCGGGATCAAGTTCCATCGATTTTGCAATCTCACGAATAATGTAAGGGAACTTAGCAAATGGCATAAGAGAAGGATTACTTGCAATCTGCAAGAACTGCATAAGACGCTGACTACGTACTTCATTTGCCATCAAGCTTTCGGTACCACGAGCCTTGACTTCTAAATCGCCCTTGATCTCTGGATCAAAGTCAAACTGCATATTGAAACTAAAGAAAGCTTCGCCCATAGGACGCAATAAGTAATCGTCCACATTTTTAATGACAGTCTTGATGCCACCAGAAGCAGCATTCATAAGCATACTAATACCACTTGCTGTTCTACCAATACCACTTACGCCGGTCTGACCATGTGCAAATGAAGGAAAACCAGTTGCTTCATCAGCAAGCACACGAGCTTTATCAAACATCATAAGGTTTTCACCGGTAACATTAGGGAACTTGGTTCCAAACAATGCTTGGCCTGGAGCACCGCCTTGCCTACGAAATATCTTGCCGGGGTACACTGCCATATCTTGCCCTGGAACTAGATTGGTTTCGTCAATCTCAAATACAAGATTGCCAGATAACACTCCGTTATCTACAGCCATACGCATAAAACCATTCATCAGTGTTTGGGTGTCATCCATATTTTCAGCAATTCCAACACCAAACACAGAGTAGGGATTTAATTCATAAGGTACTGCATAGTATGGAATGCGAACTGGCTTAAATGGATTTAGTACAACACGCAACAATCTGTTATTACATATCCAAATATTTGCTTGCAGTTCATCTAAATCTTCAAAGTCTTTAGGTACACTAATACCATTGTCTTCAAGAAGTTCTTTGTCAACAACACCCCAATACTCAAGGACTTCAAATCGATCAATGTCTTCGTTGGGTTGATAGTCACTAAGGTCATCTTCCCAATATTTTTTAACGTAAGATTCGCCATAGCTAATAACATCTTCAATGACATTGTTACGAAACATGGGACGCTTTTTTAACCCACGAAGTTGTGACCGACTTAACTTATGACGTTCAATAACATATTGAACCTCGTCCATATTTACTGCATCTGGATCTGGATAAAAATTCCAAACACTTACATGAGCACTAGAAGGAACTGTTTTGATTGTGGGATTGTACACACCGTCTTCATCCCAGTTGGCATATTCCTTATCAACTGCAAAGGGGCCTTTCATTACACCTGTGCCAAACAATGCCATCTCAAATGCAGCAGATCTAAGCTGTTTTGTAGCATTGCTTTCATCAAGCTGATCTTTGATTTTCTTTTCCATCTTTTTAGCCGCTACCTGTGCGGGACTAAAAGTAACGGCTGTTGATGTTATTCCAGGCCCTTCTTTAATTCCTGTAATATCACGAAGTTTATTTTTTAATGGGCCTAGGCGATCCATTAAACTACGAAATGTAGACCCCGGTGGAAGTTCTTGCCCATCCCCACGGTACCCGTATGGAGATTCGGTCATCCCTTGATCTTCTTGCGTCTTATCTGCAGGATCAATATGAACATCCTCTGCAACACCCTCAGGAAGAATGGTAGGTTCTACCGTAATAGGAAAGCTGTTATTAGCAAATAAAACGTCAACAATCTGTCCGTAAGCAGCTAAGGTTTTTGTTTTAGTTACTTTAATAAAGACACGGGATTTTTCTGCTTCAGTGAATTGAACTTCTGGCCCATAAATACCACGGTAATTTCGGTAAGCTCTTAGCCAACGCTCTTCGTCATTTCTCCTAGAATTTTCTGCCTTGACAAATTTTTCCTCAACGTGACTAATCAATGCAATTACCGCAGGATCTTCTGCAGCAAATTCTTTTACGTCCTCTAAAGAAATTCCTTGTTCTTCTGAATTAATTAAATCTGCCATGTTTATCCTTAGTATCCAAATGTTTTACATGCAACTTGTTGATGCGATGGTCTTTGATTAGCTGGATCATAATCCCAAATGCTAAATCGAGGTCTGCTCATAATACCATACCGCAATGCGTCATACAGGTGGTCAAAATTAACTTTTGTGTCAATGTCCTCTGGGTTATTCTTATCAAGAGGCAAGATAGGCAACTGTGCAATAAGGTTGGTACAGTTGTCCATAATCAAAAGCCTAGGTTCTTCTGTGTCTTCGTCTACCTGTAATCTTCTATGCAACTCATTCTTACCGGAAATCCTAGAACCTGCAGACCTATCTGAGGGTTTCCACCGACATCCCTCTAAAATCATCTGCTCTGCTAGGGAAGGGCCTGTATCCCCCCTCTTATGCCAGCAACTGGAGTCCAATACTCCGTACTTTATGTTGCCATCTGACTGCTCTATTTCCAATATCATCCTAGCTAGGTCTTTTGCCAGGACTTTGCTTACGTATAACTCCCTATAAACAATTAATTGTTCGTTAGGAGTAACAGCAAACCACAACACAGCAGAAAAACTACCATATCCATAGTCACAAGACCGGAACTTAACCCAGTTCCTAGGGATTTCAAAACTCTCGACAACATGTACTTTCCTATTAAACTCTGGGAAGGCCGCACCTTCGGCTACATCCCAGTTACCTTCCAACAATTGCTTCCTTTGGTGCTCTGGCAGAGACAAAAGCATGGTTTCATAGTCACCTTGCTCTGCAAGATAGGGGTTATCTGTCAACATTGCAGGTATAAACCTGCGTTTGAACAGAGGTTGCCGCTCTTTTGTGTGACCTTTGGGGTAGGTTAGTACCTCACCCGACTCTATGTCGGTAGCCCAAAAGCTTTTCCCCGGTTTTGAAGGGTCAATAAACATCTTTTTAACCCATGCATGCCCGGGGCCACCAGGGTTTGTTGTGGCCCTCATGTAAATTGGGAGGTCAGGAGCAGTACTTCGCAGTCGTGAGCGCATATAGTTCCATGCGAAGGGGGTCGCCCACTGCGTTAACTCATCAAAACCTACCCAGCTAAACGCTAAACCCTGATAGCGAAGCACATCTTCATCTCTATCAAGGTAAGAAAACCACAATCTGCCACCTTGCGGTGTAACCCACTGCATCTTTCTTTCTGACCACTTGATGCCTGGGTAGATCTTCGGGTACATCTCCTGACTTTTCCAGATTAATTCCCGTAATTCTTCTGTTGTATGCCGTAATAACAAGCCACTAAACTGCGGATGAGCCATGTAACGTAATGGATCTGCCAACATGGCGTAGGATTTACCTCCTCCTGCCGCCCCTCCGTACAAAACTTCACGTTCTCCCGCTGCCAGAAATGCTGTCTGGGGGCCAGGGTTTGGCTTGAATATGACATTCTGTGTTTCTTCTATTGATTCTTTTTCTGCTTCAGCCTGAGCTACAACATCTTCAATCGTTATTTCCCTGATCTCCGGGGACTGCTCCAATTCTTTCTGCTGCCTCTGCGAGTTCTTTTGCCTTCTGGATTCCCCTACTGCCTTTGCGGCTCTCGAACTTTTCTGCAAGCTCAATCGCCTTTTTGTACCTTGCGGCCCATGACCAGTAGCTGGTCGCTTTCGCCCTGTTGTTTTGCTCACTCTTTAATCTTTTCAGTAGTCCATTATGGGTTATATGTCGTCCCGTAACCTTCTCCAACCAGTTAGCCACCAATCGACTAGAGTATCTTTTGATATAGTGCTTTGCTTTTTCCAAAGCCTCTAGTTCAATTGGTATAGGATCTAACTGAAACGGATCGTTTTCGTTAACCTTATATCCAAATGGTACAGTACCTAACCGTGAAAGTCTAGGGATGGGAACAAACTCATCCTGCTTTGCATCCTTTGGTTGGGGCAGGATCCATTTACCAGCAGTCCTGCTCGTTACCGGTAGCCCTTGTCCTCTCACTGGTCTTCGTTATTATCTTTCGGGGGAAGAATCATAAGACCGTTGGTAGCTTCTACCTGCACCTTCTCTGTCTTAACCAATCCCACCCTATCCAATAAATCTTTTGCTGCATTAAGCTTGTCACGAAGTCCCAGTTCGGTAGGGTCTACCATACCGCTAACAAGTGACAGCGCAGCACGAGGAGCATTCCGGGCCATGTATAGCTGCGTATGCTCCATAATTTCGTCTTTAATTCCTTTTATGATCTCCGTTGTGCCTACACTGGGTGCATAACCTGCCAGTTCTTTTGCACGAACAGCATCACCGCCTGCTTCATCAAACAGGACATCTAAAAATTTTTGTTGTTTTTCTGTTAACTGCCTAGCCATAATTATCCCATTCTCCTGTAAGGTCGAACCTTCTTAGCCACTTGCTTAGGTTGGCTTACAAATTGTTTCCCTTTTCGGGTTCCTTCTCGTTTAGCTTTAGTTGTGGCGGCATATTCGGATGCCGTGAGTTTTTCAATCGCCTTCTTAGGTAAATATCTTTCACCCGTTGCCTTCGGGCCTTGTGTTGACGGTTTACCAGACTTAGTCCTCCACTCTTGCTTTGTCCAATCCACCAGACTCTTTTGTGTCTTCTTTAGATCCATGGCTTGTCATCTTGTTTACAGTCATACCGAATCGATCCTGGGGCATTGTATTTTTCTAAGGTTGCAATAACAAGATCCGACTTTTCTTCGGTATAGACTTCGCATTCTTCTTTGGTTTGAAACAAATGCTGATCGTTAAAAGTAACTGGCATGCAGCCCTCAAATGGATTACAGAATATAAAAAGGGCTACCCACATATGTCTATCCTTTGGTTAAGTTTTGTACCCGCCGCCTTGGGCTTTGTAGTCTTTTGCCAGCATCTGTGCTTTTCTGGCAGACCACTGCCCTGCGGCTCCACCGGCACTACCCGCTTTAATTTTTTCAAATAGTTGCTTCCTGAGTGCAGGTTTTGTATACACTCCAGCTTCATTAACCCTGGACTTATTTGCATTACGAGGAGTTGCCATTATGCGAAGTTAGGACGGACAGGAAGGAAGCTTTCTTCGACTGTGCAAAGAACATCAACGTGCGGTGAAGCATTTGAAGAAGGCGTTACGTGTACTGCATCCCCAGGTTCTAAAACAATGTAAGCATCAGACCACTGTATAAATTCACCAGTCGTCATATTCTTACTGCCAAGAATGTGCATGTGTGATCCATCCGCACGATCCCACTCAATGTCTATAGTTGTATTTCCTACAACATTAACTACATAAAGCAAGTTCATACGTGACCTACAATTATTTGGGCAAGTGTACAGTGTGTACTCTTGATTTTGTACAGTACACTCTACATTGTATGTTTTAGCCCTAGTTTCCACTTACGCCTTTTTACTTTTTGATTTTGGTTTTGACAAACCTGCTTTTGACAGGGCAATTGCTACTGCCTGGGGCTGGGGTTTACCTGCCGCCATTTCCCTTTTAATGTTTCTGGAAATAACCTTCTTACTTTTTCCGAGTTCCAGTGGCACGTTTACCACCTTTCTTTGCAGGTACAGCAATGGCAATCATAATGGCGGGGCCTTTAGCAGTAGTCTTTTTCTTTTTGCCCATACCGCCTTTATTCATCATGCCGGGGGTCATGCTACCACCAATCTGTTGCTTTTGTTGTTGCCCGTAGTTAGGGGGCATCATGTCGGTAGTCGTACCGCCCATAGCCATCTTCTTAGTTTT